GCATCCTTACGAGCAATTTCCTGTGCCAGCAACTGATACTCAGGAGAACCAGGAGCGTATGTATTCATAATGTCTGCTCTATTCTGGTTATACATGTCTTGTTGTCGTTTAGCCATTTGATTCTTAGCATACATGTCATATAGACTAGAACCAATCATGGCTTTACCAAGCATTCCTGTTGGACCACCAAACAAACCAGTGTCTGCTGCACCAGCACCACCACCGGTATAGTTAGTACCCAAACCAGAAGTAGCAGCGTTAAAATCAGCAGAAGAGAAATCTGTAGGATTCACAGGCAAAGGCGTAGCGGCAGGGGCAGCTCCAGCACCTCCCCAAAGACCACTCAGACCGGTGACATCTGCTAAAGCTCCATAGTTACTAAAATTACCAGCCATACCGCCGCCAATACCGGAACCCAGCATGGCCAACTGTCCCACAGCGCTTCCCAACTGTTCTTTGGCACCATCGCTCACCAACTGAGAGGTAACAAGACCAGAACCCGGAAGCATGTAATTACCAGCAATTGACGCAGCAGATTCTGCGGTGTCTCGAAGTTTTGTCCAAAAACTCATAAGATTCCCCTTAAACTAATGTAACGGATTTCATAGTACCCCCGTCATTAGCCCAAAGCTTGACTGCTCCAGTGGAGGTGTTTTTATAAAGAGCCCAGTTTCCTGAACTAATGTCTGTAGTAGTGGGATCTCCTGCTTTTGTCAGAAAGCCTGCTACCTTAGATTGTTGTGCTGCCGTAAGGTGATAATACTCTCCAGCAGCACCCCCTTGCATACTTGTCAGCAAATTGTGATTGTGGTTTTGCAAATCTGCAATAGAACTGCCTGTCTTATCAACGGAGCCCCATGCAACAGCTCCATTGGTTTTAAGGTACGTATACAGTTGGTTGTACCAAGAGGTCCAAGCAAACTCACCGGCATCTGCCCTTGTTGGCGGTACTGGGATTCCTGTAGCCATTATGCGTTTCCTTTGTTAATGTCCACTTCAAGTCCTTCTATGCGGAATAGGTGTGGAAGAGAATATGTAATTCTAAACGCCCGTCTACGGAACGAACCTAATTGAAAGATTGACGGCAGGTCTGCTGCCATATTCAAAGCCCTTGGTGTACTCCATGTTTGATAATCATCATCCGACCAAGAGATGTAAATTGAGCTGTCTGATCCAATACTACCATCCGGATCACTGGGAATATCACCAATGATACTGAATCGATGCATAAACTTTCGATTAATGGCATCAAAGTCTTGTTTTTCACTTGTGATTGAGCAGTTGATGGGATAGGAATCGTCGTAAAAGTTTGTTTCATCCAGAGTATAGATATTACCATTGGTTGGATGAATTGCGTATGCAGAACCTGTAGGACCATCTGAACCGATAAATCCCATAAAGGCACCGCCATTGGAAGACCATTCGCACCACATCTTGGTATCAAAACTATACACCAATGTTCGATTGGTCAAGTTAATGATGTACAGTTTTTGCCCAGAAGCTCTGACTGCATAAGCCCTGGCATTAGCAAGAGCAGTTCCTTCTTGTAACAATGCAGACTTAATAGCCGGAATTCCAATCTCACTCTCTTTAAAACCATCAATGGTCCAGACAGTGTGTCCACCATCGCCTGTTTCACCAATAAAGATAACTTCTTTTTCTGTTTGTACAATAGAACCCATTGCAGAAGAACCAAACTGCTGCACAGCGGAAGGCTGACGAGCAAGGGGTGTTCCTGTGGCATTAGCATTGTCATAAAAATATTCCACACTGCTACTGCCTACTGCATAAACAAAGTTGTTATTCTTAGACAATCCCACAATAGTATCTGGATACATCTCTGCAGAAATGTAATTGCCAGAAGTCCAGGTAGCCGGAGCATCTAAATCACTGTTGTAAATGTCTTGTGAGTTCGCTTTAGCTACAAACAAATAACCATCCAAAAAGACAGGCTGAGGAATGTGTGGTGTGGGAAAGTTTGCAGATGTGATTTGAGCAGCAGGAGTTGTTGGAGAACCAATTACGTATCCATTTGTCCCATCCAACAAAATTAAAGAAACCGTACCAGTACTGCCCACAAACTCTGTAAAACCACAGTAACCTGTAGAAGTAGACAGCGTGGCCAGAAGAGTGTTTGAGAGAGGACCACTGCTGTATACTTTGTTTCCAATGACAGAAATGGCATAACCCACACCAGACACTGTCCAGTAATACAAACCTCTAGCAGCGCCGGTAACTCCAGGTGCTTTTGCGAAGTTTAATCCTGGACGACTCTTGATGTAGTATTTCTTTTGATCACCAGCAGGACTCTTGACAATGTCCACCATTACATTCAACAACCGCAAATCTTTATCTTTGTTTGAGTTTCGTTGCAGCGGGTTGGAGACGAGGTTAACTCGTTTTGTTTCGTATGTTTGAATTACAGGTTGTTTAGAGAACGGCATTAAGTCCTCCCGGCCCAATCAGGTTGAAAGTAAATACTACCTTCTTCTGTGCCAAACGACAATGCATTCTGATGATGCAATGAGGCTTCTTGTGTAAGTAATTGACGATCTTGAATAGGCAGACCATATTCAGGTGCCAAGCGATTAGCCAGTCCATAAATCATAGCTTCTGTCCAATAGGACGGAAAGTCCAGATCGTCTGTGGAGGCATTCATGTCCTCAAAGGGACGCTGATACCGCAGAATAATTGTGTAGGAAGTGTCTTGTGGAATGGGCCACAAATTCACTTGACCGTAAGTACTCAAGGGCTGATAATACAGGTTTACTGGAACAGCACTTCCAGCCAATTGAGGCAACAGATTAAAGTTATAATCTGTGTAAATGTTCATTGGGATGTTTGACGAGTTGCTTGACTGGTTACGCCAAGCTTGAGTCACCTTAAGGGGCATGGACGTATTCAACGCCTGCCCTGTACCAATTAAGTATTGTCCTTGATTGGCAATTGTAGTGAACGAGTAGCTCTTCATTGCCCATATAGGCATGCCATCGGCTTGAAAGCCTTTAATCATGGCATTAAGAGCTTGTGCTCCGTTCGTCAAATCGGAGGCACTAGGCGAACTACCCGAAGACAAGACAGCAAGTTTTCGTAGCGCCGCAGTAATGATGGCATCTCGTTGAAGTGCCCAAGTAGTAGTTCCAGACGTACTCATGTAGATCCTTTAAGCGTAAGGCCGTGTGCCTGCTTTATCAATAATTAATGCTTGTCTGCGCGGGGTGTCTTGTGCTTTGTTGGGAACAGAAATATGTGTCCAACGATCAAACTCACGAATAATCTGATCATATCCTAGTTTAGAAGCCATGATGGTTTTAACAACCTCATCAGGAGTCATACCAGGTACTCGAATGTCTGCAGCACAACCAATTCGATGCTGGCTAGTGTCTTTGCTACCAACAGCATCATTCACAGCTTTGCTACGAAAGGCACTGTTAATCATAATGGGTTTACCACCCAGAACATCCTTAACTTGTTCCAAGAAGTCTGCAAGACGTTGAAGGTTAGCTTTCTCAGCTTCATTGGGAGTGTTGTCCAACTCTCGATGATCTGTATGCGTAAGTTCGTCTAAAGTAAAATGTGGTGTCATTTAATTCCCTTTACCAAAGCATCTGTTTTATCTTTGCTTCCTTTGCTTGAGCCAAAGAAGAAGTTGAAGAATCCAGTTAGCACTGTACCAATCAGCACACCAATGATTGTGTCAACAATACGTTGGTTAGCCTCGGGGACAGGAATAAACGATGCTGTGTAAAAGAACGCCATTGCAAAAATGGACCAGACCGATGTAAACAGATACAGAAAGTTCTTAGCAAACCAATCTTCTTGTTGTAGGGCCACTTCTTGCATGTGTCGTGCAGAAGCTCGATCCTCATTCTCCAGTTCAAACTGTTTAAGATCAATCTCAGCAAGTTTTGCGGATGCTTCCGGATCAGCCGTAATTGCTTTTGTTACTTCTTCAATAGTGTCTGCCACACCAAGTTTACTGGCAATAGCAGAAACAGCAGCACCACCAAGAGGACCTGCCACTGCTGTGGCCAACCCCGGTGCAACTGTTTTTAGAAGATTCAATAAACCATCCATCATTTATCCTTAAAACAATATGAAGGAAGCATGTCACTTCCTTGTAAAATAACCCAACAATCCAAGAGTTTTGGTTCTTTGACAAATCGTTCTTCAAACACCTTACGATCAAAGTGCTCTTGTTGCTTTGCTTTATAGTCTAGGTGTAGACCAAACATCAAAGCACAGAAAACAATCATCACCAAAACACTAGCAAGAGAGTATGTTAAGTAGTTCTCAATCTTTGCCAAGAACTGCCTACGTTTTAGGCGTTGTTTAACTTGTTCTTTGAGTTCTCTTGCAATACGCTCTTGTTTCTCATCTCGTAAACGTTTACGTTCTTTTGAGAAAGCATCCCAAAGACCGGGTTCATTTATTTCATAGATAATCATCTGTCTTAACTCAGCCTCAAACTTTTCAGTTTGTTTCATCTTTAAGACATTATCTAACGCCATGGAGTTTAGCGATTTTCCTTTTGGGGGATTCTTTTTTAGTTCTTCTTGAACATCTTGTAATTGCTCCTGAGCATCTAGAAATTTACCCAGATGCGCCCCTACTTCATCAGCAATACCCGATACATCTTGTGCTAGTTTTTTACCCTCACGATAAAACTCTACGCATTTTTTTACGCCGTTCATGGCTGCTTGTGCAGCACCGAAGGCAACAGAGATGGATACCGGGTCAAACATACGTTAATGTAGTTTTAAAGCCACGGTAGTCAAGAGCATGATAATTGCTCCAGCAGACGCAATTAAAATTGTTTCAAGACGTTTAAGTCTTGAATATATTCCTAAGTAACGTTCAGCACAAACAGCTTCATGTGTATTCAAACGAGCCTCAATATCATCCATAATACCCTCAATAAACCGTAGTAGCGCCCTGCTCATTTGCTGAAGCAGGAGCATTCCATCCAATAGTAGCACAATCGGCTGTAGCACGATCAGCTAAAGGCCATCGTTCGTAAACTGAACATGTATAACCTGTATATGTGTCCGAGACAGGATAAGGACGAACAAACGGAACTGAGATTTTTTCACGTTGTACGCGAAGAAAGTCAGAAGGATGCCGCAGCTCGTAGTCTTCAGGACATACCATTAGACCGTCCCAGCGTTTCTTAATAGAAGAAGCTTTATATTTCCTGCCACAAGAATCGCATAGGACGTTCCAATCACCTAGCACAAGATGATTACGCATCAGAATCTGCCGGTAATGGTGTGTTGCCTTCGTTGATCCATTTAAGATATTCTCGATAATCTCGATTTTGCTCATCAAAAGGAATCAGCGCGTTATCAGCGACTCGACAAACTGTGTTGGGAGTTTGAGTAAGCTTATACATAATTAAACCTCCGCATCAGCAATCAGGTACGTTGAGGATGAAGAATAAAAATTAGCCCCCACACTTGCTCCTGTAGATTGTGCTGAAATATAGCTTCCAGAAACACCCCATGAAAATACAGTAGGTTGTCCACAACCAAAAACAGACCAGCCGGAAGAGATGGTCATTGTGGGACTAGCTCTTTTTGTGACTTTCCATGGCACATACGTACCAATATATGCACCAGAAGTGTACACAGCCTGAATACATGCAATATCATTGGCACTATTGCCTAGTTTTTCATAATATCGTTGACACAGCGACAATTCAAACCCATAAGGTCTAAACTCAAAGGGGGTTTGTGTTGATCCCTTTTCCAACTGTACTCCTGTCACATAAAAATAGGCTCCCAGAGTACCAAGAAGAGAGGTTGATCCAGGAGTTCCAAGATAATATCCAGAGGTCCAAGTACCTGCAGCAGTGGTATAGGTAGATCCAGTACCAAAGCTAAAAACAACACTAAGAGCACCAGAAGAGTCTGTTACCCAGGTGCCTGCCGTATCTCCAGGAATTGTGATAGCGACTTGTGTCCAGGTGTTTGCTGAAGAGATCGAGTAGGAGAATGTGTAGGAACGTGTTGAATTCTTAAGCGCCCCACTAAATGTTCCAGTAAGACTCGAATATACCCAAAAGGACAATGTTACAGTTTTTGCAGTTCCTGTTCCAAAGTTAAGATCGGCAATATTGTTTCCCTCAATGTACTGGGTCAATGCATGATTGTCCGATGAGGTAATATTGTAGGCAGATGTGACGGTGATTCCCACATAGTTTTTAAATCCTGTGGGGGGAGTAACGCCACCAGCATTTTGACCAATGGTGTATTTACCTGTTGTGGAACAATCCACATACCATCTATCCACACAATATTGATATGTTGCTGGTGTAATTGTATTACCCTTGTTCCTCTGATCAATCATCATTGCCCCATTGATGATTCGATTACGAAGACCCAATTCATTTCCTGAATTTGCCAGTTTACTGGGAGTAACACTGGAGCTGGCAAGTTGCGTGGCAGTGATTCCACCAGCACCAATATTACTCACAGCAGCACCTGCCGTTAGTTTAGCACTAGTGACTGAGTTGTCTTGCACAGGAACAGGAATTGTTCCAGCAGTAATACCAGGAATAGTAGTGTACGTTGCTGTGTTAACATCGTTTAACCACGCTGATGCAATTGTTGTTCCTGTAGTAAAATTTGTACTTGCCATGTTTATTCCAAAGTAAGGAGATACAGGACTGAGTAGAACTCTTCTACAACGGAATCAATTTGATTCTGCAAAGGAGTGCATTCTTTATCAGCAATCTTGTATCGTGTTTTTTCAATCCATTCCACAGTGGAACGTAAGTATTTAACAGGATCTTCTGTATCTTTTGAGGACAAGATAGGGATGTCAAGACGTACATCATAACATCCCTGATACTGTTCAGCAAAACCATCTGCTAGGTCCACAATGCTTTCATAAAACTCATTGAGAGCTTTATGCTGGGCATAACTTTTAGTTTTTAAATGAAGGATGTGGGCGACTGTTCTACTGAGGAACAAAACACCTACAAATTTTCCTGCAGTTTCTGTAGTCATTAAACTCTTTCAAAAAAATAAAAAGTTAAACTAGTTGTTGTAAATCGGGCTGACCAGGGTAACGAGGCCATTCAACCGTGCCAGGAAAGCCTTCCTGGGAGGTAATATCACGCAAGGATTGGCGATAAGCAGCCCAGGCTTGTTTGTCTACCGGAGAATCACCCAACTGTGTCCAATCGCAGTCAGAGAGCTTTTGGTTACGTTCTGCACGAACCTGAGCCTTCTTAGCTTCGCTTTGAGCCTCTTTTTCCTCATCAGACAGGGGTTGAACCTCAACGGTAAATACCCAGTCCCCTTCAACGTAAGGAGCACAAGGAACCAGCTTCTCCATCAAAGCGTTGTAAGCCTTAAAAAGATTTACTCGTTTGCACTGATTCTCTTCAAACCAAGCATCATCAGGCCCAAAAGGAGAGAAGCACGTGTTGGGGAAGAGTTCCCGATAATCACCCACAGTGGTGACAGTTCCATTTTCTAGTTTAGCAATAAACATTTCTTAGTCCTCAATAAAGCGGTAGAGCAGCCGTAGGCGGTGTGAAGTTAGCGGTGTAACGAGCTACGCCTTTTGTGACGCGCAGATCATCAATGTAACCATTGTGGAACAAAGAATATGCGGACGTTACAAATACTGCTCCAATTGCGTTATATGCGCCAGTCATTACTGTTCCAGAAAATGTTCCAGAATAAACAGACACTCCATTGATATATAACTTTACGGATGTTCCGCTTTTTACAATTGCAAAGTGATACCAATTGTTTGCAACATATGACCCAACTGCTCCAGAATTTAGTGTCCAAGAACTTCCGGTTGAAGACATTAAAACAACGAAAACGCTTGGATCAAGATAAAAACGTAAAGCCGCATAAGATGCTGAATTCCCGCCAAGAGATATGATTTGTTTTGTTCCAGTTGTAGTAGACGGATAAACCCAACCTTCAAC